GACATCTCCGACGACGTATCCGGCCGGCATAGTTGAGATGATTGAAATCATTAAATCTTCAAGGTTGGTCAAAGCTGCTGCGTTGCTCGAATAACCGACGACGCCGGTGATAAGCATATTAATCTTGACTTTGGTAGTTGCTCCATTGATCAAAGTGCTTTCCAAATATGGTGCGTCTGGCACGATGCAGATTGATGGGCTAGTCATTGCTTCTGGAATGCCGTTATAAACATTGGCTGCAATTGTCGAAAGTGCAGTCTGCAATGGTGTGCGGATGTCGGCTTCAATTGTCATAAGCAAAGCGTTTCGACTTCAAGAAATGGCCCAAGCAAGCCGACGATGCGATTGGTCAAGCTGCGGCCAAGGACGAATGGTGACGGCTGAAATTGGTCGCTCATAATCTGATTACCCGGAGCTGTAACGCTTTGGAATACTTCAACGGCCACAACAAGAATTGCTGACTTAATGGGAGCAACGCCAGAGTATAAATCGCCAGCGGTTGCCCCATCAATACACGCAAGCCCGCTCGGAATGATTGGGATGGTGTATGTGCTGTCTGCTTGCCCCGTTGCAGACGTAAAGACCATTGGAGCAATGCGATCATCTGTGACTGTAACTGTCGCATCATAAACGCCGCACCCGGTAATGACGACATCTTGACCCGGCACGAAATAATTTACGCGCTGAGTTCCGTAATAGGCAATTGAATTTTCTACAAAGACTTCTGTGACTGCTGATTGGTATCCAGTAAGCAATGGCAGAATCGTCAGCTCTGCGCTGTCAATCATCTGCTCAAGGTATGCGTTGGAATAGAGAGATACGGAAACGCCAAGAATTTGGCGCAGTTCTGCGGCTGTGACTATCTGTGGCATTTCCGTTCCCTTCTACTGCTCGACCACATCCGGGAGCGGCTGTGGTCGATGATTAGTTATTAGCTGATGACTAGTAATCCGCCAGCTGCAATCTTTGTGGCGCATGCACCATAAGAGTTCAGTGAGACTTCAACTGTTCCGTCAGATGGCTTATTGACATCAAGACGATAGTTTCCGCTCTCATACCAAGTAAATGCATCTGGCTGAAGAACGACCATTGAATCATCGCCTTGTCCAGTAAATTCACCAGAGTTATCGACGTAGAAATTCAAGCCAAGGACTGCTCCGCGCTGTGATTGTCCATTGACTTGACCAGCTTGGTTAGATGGCTGATAAGCATTAAACAGCGGAATTCCGCTTGAATTGTAGCCCATGATATTTGTCCATTGTGCTGGCGATACCAAGATGTTTTGTGCAAAGCGTTGTGTGCCTGCATAAACGGCTGCATTTGCGCGGCTGACGTATCCAATCAATCCCGCAGCTGTGTTAGCTGTTGAAGTTCCATCAGCTACTGCATCTGTCTTGATTTGATCTGCGACATATTTATTCTGAGCAAAGGCCATTGATGCGCCCATGATTCGAACAAGCTCGTTGAAGAAATCTGGTGAGCTGCGCTCAATGATTTCTGTGGTCAGAATGTTGCGACCTGCAAAGCGTGTGATTGGAACCGAAATGAAGCTCGACTCAATTCCTGTGTTTGAAACTGCGCCACCTTCTGCAACAGCTGCAACGGTTGCGATTTGAGAAATCTTAGGAATTTCGAATTGAAGCCCAGAATCTGGCAAAGTGCCGCGGCTGATTGCATCAATTGCTCCACGAGTTCCATTGCTTAAGCCATTGATAACTTCTGCAAGCTGACGTGTTGGGTTGAAAGCTGGGTTAGTAGTTCCAAGGTCATCGTTAGCTGCTGCAACGTAAATTGCAGAATCTGACATTGGGTTCAACTTAGCTTTGATTGAGTGTTCCATCCATGAGCCAAGATTGACAATTGGTGATCGTGGTGAAGTGAAATATGGTGCTGGCTTGTTAGCATGCACGACGTTCGCTGAAGCCTCTACCGATTCAACGGCTGGTGCTTCTGTTTTTTCGGTAGTGGTATCCACTGCGTCTCCTTCGGTTGGTGTTTCTTCTGGTATGACTTCGGTAGTCGCTGCGACATGACTGACGCGAGCTTCATCGAATGCTGGGTTGTGTGTTAGTGCTACGCCGACCAAAGTCGCTGAATTGACGACCATTGTGCCGTCCTCGTTAAATCCATGGTCTGCAACATTTGCTTCAACTGAGAATCCATCACGAAGTCCATCCATCGCTTCTTGGATTGCATCTGTTCCCGCTGTTGTCTTTGAAATCTTAAACGTGGCATTGATTGACTTGCCATCTGGTGCAAGCTCCATTGATAGCGTCTTTCCAATTGGTCGCTTTGAATCGTGTTCCAGATTTAGCTTGACCGATGCTGGAATCAATGAACCGGATTTGAATAATACTTTTCCGGTCGATGCATTTGCTGGCGTATCAAATTGCACAATTTGACCGGTGATAGTGCGTTCTTCTGAATCGGCCGCTGTGATTGTGAATGGTGTTAGTACCTTCATCGGATTATGTCCTCTGCTACTCGGATTTCTTCTGCACTCAATGCGCCAACGCGATTGAGGATTTCATAGATTTGTGCGCGTTCTAGTGCTGAGCCGCGCAAGTAATCATCAAGTGCGTATTCGACGCGCTGTGTTGATGGCGTGAAGTCTGGCATTGATAATCTTTCGGTCACTGCGTTCATTAGCGGAATCAAACTAAAGTCCAAAAGGGTTTGCCTCGTGGTTGAGGCGTTGCTGTATGTCATGCTCGAACCAGTTTCGGCATCAATGAAATAAGCCGGAATTCCCAAAGCTCTGGCGAGTTCTGTTGCGATGTAACTTCTTGCAGCTGCAAGCTGCAATTTCTCTGGGTCGAATCCCAAAGTCTCCAGCGAAATATCCGCATTCAAGAATGCCGTTGTGCGATTTCTGCGACTTGCACCCCAAGACTCCAGGAGTTTAGCAATGCGATCTGCTGGCAATGCTGTTCCATTTGATTTCAATACCATTTGTGGAACCGGCTCACGCGCATAAAGAGCTGCGGCGCGTTCTAATTCTGCACCGGTGCGAATTGTCATTCCGGCACGATTAAGCAAGCCTTCATCATTTCCGTAAAAGACAACAAGCGAACCAACGCCTGAAAGCGGAAGCGGTGTGTGACCATCGATTGAATACGATTCAATTTCTGTTGAATCTGAATTTGTGTTGATAGTTACACGATCCGGAGAAATTCTTTGAACACTTCGAACGCGCTGCGTATCGGCGAACAGCTCAGTAATCTGCCAATATGCGTAGCCATGGAATAGCAAATCTTCAAGCGTCCAGACATAGGTCGCAACGCCGGGAATGCGTGGGTCTGGTGTGCGAATAACTCGCGGCGGGTCAATGCTCATTCCAGTAACACGATCACGCACTTCAAGGCCAATCGATGCAATCGATGAGCAGATGATGTTACGACCGCGAGCAATGGCCGGCACACTCATCGCTTCTTGACGTGTTGCTGTGCGATTACCGCGAAAGAATGGCGAGAGTGAATCTAGCGTCGTTACTGGAGCAAGAGATGCAGAGACATCGTATGTCAGCTCTGTGACGGATGATGTTTTGACAAATAAGTCTCTGAATCCCATGCGAGAATTTTCCCACGCTGAAAGCATTACCCAACGAGAATGTCAATCTCCGTCTCTGGGCGTGTCGCAAAGTGTGAAACGAGAGCTGTTGCAACGCAAGCCGGAATTGCCGACTGACTGGCACGTCTGCCCAATACCCAGCCACCATCGCCGCGACGCAATTGAACAGCTGAGAGCATTTGCGTGGTCAATTCAGATTGGCCTCGATGCTTAAGACGCCCAGAGTTGATTGCTCCCAGCATTTCATCGCAGCTTTGCGGGTAATCCGAATCCATGTCATAAATTGGAATTCCGGCCGGCTGCATTCTCGCCGCAACCGCGCCAGATGTTCGGCGTGAGTAAAGCAGATGCTCAATCGGATATTCGCGGCAGTATTTAGCTGCATCATTGGCAATCTCACGATCATCAAGCTGCACTGAGTTCTCCCACGTGTGAAGCAGCTTGACGATGAATTTCTCATCGCCTAATTTCTGAGCGGCGACCAATGCTGCAAATCTACGATCCGGTGAGCAGTCAATAGCCATCCACGTGAGCTTCTCTGGGTCAAGGTCAATATCTTCATCCAGACATTCATTCCACTCAGCTGAGCCGACGACGCTGGATATTGTCTGAACCCATCGGCACAACACCTCGGTCATGACGACTTCGATGGGGTCATTGAACACGGCTTTTATATTGTCTGGGTGAATTGTTATTCCGAGTCCGGGATTGGCGAAAGCAGCATTCTCAATCGATAAGACTTCTGTGGGAGATGACCACTCGAAATATCCAATGTCATCAACTGCTCCGGCCGCAGCTGCCATCCCGCGTTCTTTGAGCAAATTAAGCACAACGGAATGAGAATCGCCAGCATTGCTGAAACAATTGACTTGAGGATTCTTTGCAGCCATCAATGTATATCGCAAAGCTGCAAATGAATCCAAGTCCTTCATTTCACGCAGCTCATCCAGATGCACAACCTCTGGCTTACTCAATCCGCGAGCTGCTGAACCGCCGGCTTTGATAACGAATCTGTTACCAGTCAGAGTTTCGATTTCTTCGGCTCCATGTTGCCATC